TGCCTGTTCGATGTATTCAGGTGTTGAAATTAGTGTTATCATATTGTTCTGTTTTTTAACCGTTCATAAACTTCCGGGCGAATAATTTTTACCGAACCGCCGATCTGAACAAGCACTTGACCGCTATCGAAGCGCTTAATCAGATTACAGTATTTCTGTGGTAATTTTGCCGATGAAGATTCCGTATTTCGTGTAAATCTTCTCAATAGTCTTTTGACGTTCCGTGCGATAAACGTCAACAAATACCTTATTCCTGAACTGCTTGTTTCCATATTTATTTATGTACCAAGTTATAAATCGTGCTTCGTTCCACTTTCCTTTTTCTGTAACTGTTCGAAACATATTTCGTTTCTGCATCCAAGCGTATATCTTTTTCACCAGTCCGTGATCTTTCGCATTACGCCTCGGTCCACGACCACGTTCCACGACAGGAAGCCAGAACGGTACAAGAATCCCGGCTGAATGTTCCTGTTCCTCTATTTCGAACTGTCGCATGATTGAATCCGAGATCTTATTCCCAGAATACGTATTCCGTTGGCTGATGTTACGGATCAGTTCTTCAAGTTCGGGTCGTATCGTAAGCGATAAAGACATTAAGCATACGTATGATAAAAGACACTTAACGTCAATGAATCCCCACCGCCTGTCTTACTTGCAATGGCAATTCGTATCTGCTCACTTGCATCTTGTGGCGGTATCTGTATCGGCACGTTATTCGCCCCAGATTGGTTTGTCTGCTTCGTTGTACGGACACGCCCGATCTCACCAGATTCGTTGTAAAGTATTATCTCATAAACATCTGTTGCTGATGCAACTTCAATATTCAGGTAATGAATGTCGAAACGTACTGCGATAGCCCCTGCAGGGATAAGTTCGATAACCGATCCGACCTGCCAAGCCCCTGCCCCTCCGGTAACCTGAACACCATCGGCTAACGTGGGATAAACTTTTGCAGGTGAATGGATATGTTTATAAAGCGCATTCAGATTACCGAATAACGTTTCATCAAAGGGCACATCTGAATATTCCCCGATAAGCTCCTGTATGAATTTCTGTAATGCCACAATGCTGTCGCCTGCTGACGTATCTGTTTTGTTCCCGATAACGTCGCTCATGTGTTCGTTCGCAACCGAATCAGCGTTTGGCAATAATTCGGCTAATGCGGTAGATAATGTTACTGTTGCCATATTTATAGTTTTATTAAGTTACCCGATTCGTCCGTTATATAATTCCCGTCATCATCGACAAGATAAACGGCATCGTCAAGACACGGATCACGCCGTTCGTTCAGAAGATAATAAAGATCGAGCGATATCGACCATCCGATAATATTTGCATCGTATTTCGATTCCAGAATACGGGTTGCCGATACCGGAGTAATGGTTTTGAACTCTGCCAGACCAATAAGCCGGACGATGATCTGTTTGCAGATATTAAGGCATTCCTGAAGTTTCGTTTCGTGGTATTCAGCCTTTTCTTCCAGACGGACTTGTTGAAGTACTTCAATTATCATCGGGTTATAATGTTCGTGGATCGCATTCGCCCGGACTTCAAGCCGTATTTCTGCAGGTTGTATTATCACACCCACGACGTCCAGTTGGTTTGACTGATCCGTAAACAGATTGACAAGTTGTGCCTGATCGTAAATGACAAGCGTACACCCGGAATCTGTCAGGACGGTTTTAAGTTTGTCGGTTATCATTCCCTGTCTTTTATGTTACGCAGAAGATACCAGAGCATGAATAAAGCATTTATCTTTTCCTTTTTTCCACAGCAGTTTGTTCTCATGATTTAGGTTTTGAAGGTTTTTTGTTTTTCGATTTGTATTCCTCGTTCATTAACTGTATGTACCGGGTTTTGTAGTCTTCTGTTTCTTTTTCGAGCATGAACCTGACAAGGCATTCACGGTACGGTGTGAGAAGGACTTCGGCAACGGGGATCTTCATCGCATCACGCAGGAAATTCAGGGCGGTAAGATCGGAAAAGATATTAAGCTTTTCTACTCCTGCTGCTAACTCCATCTTCGTTGGTTCACGGTGGAGCAGTCGTTGTTCTTGTGCGATCATTTCACCTATGAGTTTAATCAGGTGTATTACGACAGGATATAATTCGAGGACTTTGCAAGTTATAACTATTTTCCCGAATAATAACGCACGATCCTGATCCCATTTTTCACCTGTTACCACCGGAAAATAATAACCGTCTATTGTTCTGATAATTGCACCATAATCATTAGGCTCATCATGGGCGAAAAACATTCTCTGTCCGTAACATATCCCTGCAGTGAACTCATCAACGGTCTGTGGAATAGCATAATTTTTTCTGCCGATACGAATTGTCAACGGCACGGGAAGCAATGACAGCCCTTCCGATAAACCACCATATTCGGCGTTGTGCCTAATCATCAATTTAAGCGTAAGTCTGTCGATAGGGATTATGCGTGCCATCTTTGGATCCCCCGATATTGGTTACTTATTGTTTCCATAAACCGATACCGTCCGGCATCAATGAGATGATCGAATCCGTCAATCGGTATTCCTGCCCGTTTATCCGACCAAAGGTAGTTATTAAATTCCTTGACGAGATCCGTTGAATCCTCGGTTATCACGTGTTCGTAATCCTGCATCAGCCGTAAGGCTTCAGATACAGTCCATTTCGCTTTATTAACAGGTTTTATATTGAAGTATTTTTTCAGTTCTGCGATCATACGGGCATCGGCACAGTCGGCAGTTATCAGGTCATTACGTCGAACTGATTGACTAATCAGATTTCGCAGTTGTTCCGGTGTATTCCCTGCCTGATATATTTTCTGATCCCAATACATTATTTTTCTTCGCTGATCAATCGCCACTTTAACCATTGCGTCAGGATCATTGAACCCGAAGTCCAATCCGAAGCTGAACGGCAGATGATCATCGAACTCGCCGTAACGCCAGTTCTGAAATATCGCACCCTCGAGTTTGCCTGTCAGCCCCTCACCGTAAACCGTCCACCAGTACGGAGAATTGCGGTGTCGGAGTATTGATTCAACGATACGTTCTGACAGGAACGGGTTGTCACGGTACGTCGAATGGATATATGAACAGTCCTGCGGGTGTTTGGCCATCAGTTCTTCGTTCACCCAAAACTCGGCAACCGGGTTGTAATCAATAAACACGAACCGTTTCGTTCGGATTTCAAGCTGATCGAAGATATCGTACGTTATCCCGTATGCTTCATTGACGAACAGGATATCCCTCCGGGCGCCTTTCATTCGTTCTGCCTTGTCGCCTGAAAAGAACTCGATCATATTCGATCCGATCCTGTATGAGTTATCCGAACGGTTATGATTCTGTTCTGAATACAGCCTTTCGGTCTGCAGGATATGAAAGAAATCCCGCATCGCCCCACGTTTCAGGTGCGGATATGTTTCGGCGACGATACTAATAATAAGGTTTTGCCACACGTGACAGAGTGTGATAATATTCTGCAGGATCGAATATGTTTTTGATGATGATGTCCCGCCCTGATTTATTACGAAACGCTTGTCAGTCGAAACGGCTTCAAGATTCCGGGTGTATATCGGTGTTACTTTCATTCAGGGCTTCGAGTGATTTATTTATCTGAGCCTGTTCATCAGCGTCCAGTGGTTGAATTTTCAGTTCAGGCAGGTGCAGGTTGATTTCCTGTTTCGCCTTTCCGTATATCCGATCCAATATTTCCTGAATCGCACGTATGTCACCTTTCAGGGCAAGTGCGACAAGCGTCGCCAGTATTGCCTTGCCTTTCTCCATGCTTTTACCTGACTTGCGATCCGTAATCTGCTCAGACAGAATGTCCTGCAACTGTGATATCAGCGACGGCGGTCGTCCTGCAATATTCCGCCTCGGATCATCACCCTTGACGAACGGCTTAAGATTATCCGGTGCCCCCCCTTTTCGTGCCATTATTTTACAGATATTTTACAGTAAACGATTATTTATTTTCATCATAAAATTGTCGTAATTCTGCTGAACGTATTTCCTGCCGTTTCGTTAACTGAATACCGTAGTCATCTGTTTCGGGAATCTTTGACCAGTCGATATCGGT